GTTCATTACGGGTCTTTCGGGTAATGGTAAAACGTTCAGTGTGGAGCAAGCGTGTGCTCAACTTAAGCGTGAACTGATTCGCGTTAACATCACGATTGAGACTGATGAAGACGATCTGATCGGTGGTTTCCGCCTTGTGAATGGTGAAACTGCCTGGCACAATGGTCCTGTGATTGAAGCACTGGAGCGTGGTGCTGTGCTGCTGTTGGATGAGATTGATCTTGCTTCTAATAAGATTCTGTGCCTTCAATCTGTTCTGGAAGGCAAAGGTGTCTTTCTGAAGAAGATTGGTAAGTTCGTCAAACCTGCCGCTGGATTCAACGTGATTGCCACCGCAAACACCAAGGGCAAGGGTTCTGATGACGGTCGCTTTATCGGCACCAACGTGCTCAACGAGGCGTTTCTGGAGCGTTTTCCCGTGACCTTTGAGCAGTCCTATCCTGCCCCTTCTGTGGAGCAGAAGATTCTTGAGGGCATTGCTCTGGATCTTGGAGTGGAGGATCGTGACTTCTGCAAGCGTCTAGTTGATTGGGGCGATATCATCCGCAAGACCTTCTACGATGGTGGTATTGAGGAAATCATCAGCACCCGCCGCTTGGTTCACATTATTCGCGCATACAGCATCTTTGGCGATAAAGCAAAGGCAATTCAAGTTTGTGTGAATCGCTTTGATGATGAAACCAAGCAAGCATTCTTGGAACTGTATGATAAAGTTGATGTTGACTTTGTGATGCCGTCTCAACCTGAACTGACTGTAGAATACGTTGACGAACGGCAAGCAAACTGATAGAATATAAGGAGGTCAATGTGCCTCCTCTTTTTGTCCTTTACTATGAAATAAAATGTCTGAAAACTTTGAGAGCACTTATGAAAGTTCCATTCCCAAAACATTTGGAGATACTATGATTACTGGTGAATCTGAAACTGATACTATTTCATTTTCGGGAGCACAGGATTTCTGGAATTATGATGGAATCAGTCTGACTGGAAATCCTTATTCTGCACCAGATACTATTACATTTAATTCTAAAATGACTGAAGATACAAACAAAAATGGTTTTTGGAAATATAACGAAGATAAAATTCTAAAGCAACTTGAAGAATATATTGCTAGTACTTATCGACAACATTATGTTGATCGTACTGGAGGTGGTAAAGAGCAAACTCTTGATAAAATCAAACATAATCGTCGTGAAGGATTCTGTGCTGGTAATATTACCAAGTATACAGATCGTTACGATACGAAAGGCACTCCTCGTGCTGATTTGTTTAAAGTTCTGCACTATACTATCCTTTTGATTAACCACCTTAACCTTGTTGAAAATAAGTGATTATGAAACTCTCTGATAAAACTCTTTCTGTCCTGAAGAACTTTTCTTCTATTAATCAATCCATCTTTTTCAAGGAAGGGAATTCTCTTCGTACTATTTCTGTAATGAAGAATATTCTTGCTGAAGCAACAATTACTGAAGAACTTCCGAAAGATTTTGGCATCTATGACCTAAATCAATTTTTGAATGGTCTGGGTCTTCACCAAAGTCCTGAACTTGATTTTGAGAATGGTGGATATGTGGTTATCCGTGAAGGTAAGATGCGTTCCAAGTATTTCTTTGCAGACCCCAGTGTAATCGTTACGCCACCTGACAAAGAAATTGCTCTTCCTAGCGAGGATGTCTGCTTTGAATTGAGCACAGAGCAGTTGGACAAACTTCTCAAGGCAGCAGCAGTTTATCAACTGCCTGACCTTTCTGCCGTTGGTGAGGCAGGTGTGGTAAAATTGGTTGTACGTGATAAGAAGAACGACACTTCTAACGATTTCTCCATCGTTGTTGGTGAAACTGATTCTGTCTTTACCTTCAACTTCAAGGTTGAAAATATCAAGATTCTGTCTGGAACTTATGAGGTTGTCATTTCACAAAAACTTCTTTCTCGCTTTGAGAGTAAGAATCATGATGTAAAATACTATATTGCACTGGAACCTGATTCAACCTTCGGATGAACATCTTCGTAACAAGTGAATATCCCGCTGAAAGTGCTCTCTGCCTTCCTGACAAGCACGTTGTCAAGATGCCCCTAGAGTGCTGTCAGATGCTCTCTATCGTTGCCTCTAAGTGGTATCACAACTATGGACCCCTTCTCAAGGCAGACAATACTCCTTACAGCACTGAGAAGGGTGCTTTCCGCAATCACCCCTGCACCAAATGGGCAGCAGAGTCTGTTCATAATGCCTACTGGTTGATTAAGCACGGTCTTAACTTATGTGATGAATACACTCTACGTTATGGTAAGATTCATTCTTGTTACAAGACACTCGTAGATGCCTTTTATTTGTTCCCTCGTGGTAAAATTAATAAGGTAGAAAACTTTGTTCGTGCTATGCCAAATGAGTATAAACTTGACACAAGCATTGACACTTTTACTGCTTACAAGATGTATATCGCATCCAAACCTTGGGTTGCATCTAATTATCTTCGTATGCCAGAACGAAAACCTGATTGGGTATGAAAGTTTGTAGTAAATGCAATCAACTTTTGGATAACTCTTGTTTTTCTCCTTCCAGTGGTGGAAAATATTTGAGACCAGAATGTAGGAAATGTGGATACAAATTAAGTAAAGAAAGAAAACTCCTTAGAGAAAAATATGGAAATCCTCCAAGTGGATATTCTTGTCCAATATGTTTAAAATCTGAAGAACAGTTGAAAGGTACTGGTGGAAATGCTAGTATATGGGTTATAGATCATGATCATCAGAATAAAAAATTTAGAGGGCACTTATGCCACAATTGTAACAGGGGTCTAGGTGTATTCCAGGATGATATTGAAAGAATTAAACGAGCAATTGAGTATTTAAATTATGACAAGTGAATTTCTTTTTGTGGAGAAGTACCGTCCTCAAGTAATTGATGATTGTATTCTCCCTGATGATACTAAAAAAACTTTTAAGGAGTTTGTTGAGAAAGGTGAAATTCCAAATCTTCTTCTTGCAGGTCCTCCTGGAATTGGTAAAACTACCATTGCAAAAGCACTTTGTAATGAATTGGGAGCAGATTATTATGTCATCAACGGATCCGACGAAGGGCGTTTCTTGGATACTGTACGGAACCAAGCAAAGAACTTTGCTTCGACCGTCTCACTTACGGGATCTTCTAAACACAAAGTCATCATCATCGATGAGGCAGATAACACAGGCAACGACGTACAACTCTTACTACGGGCAAATATTGAGGCATTTTATAACAACTGCCGATTCATCTTTACCTGCAACTACAAGAACAAAATCATTGAACCCCTGCACTCTCGATGTGCCGTCATTGACTTCACAATCAAGGGAAAACAGAAGCAACAACTTGCATTATCTTTCTTCAATCGTCTCCAAACAATCTTGGATACGGAAAGGATTGAGTATGACCAAAAAGTCCTTGCGGAACTGGTATCGAAGCACTTCCCAGATTTTCGACGCGTCCTCAACGAATGCCAACGATATTCTACGTCAGGAAAAATCGACGCAGCAATTCTTGCATCTTTCTCAGACATTACAGTAAATGAACTCGTCAAGCATCTCAAAGAAAAAAACTTCTCAGAAGTCCGAAAGTGGGTGGTCTCCAACCTGGACAACGATTCTTCTGTCATTCTTCGCAGGGTTTATGACACCCTTTACGATATTTTACTTCCCCAGTCTATCCCTGCTGCCGTTCTTGTTATTGCTAAGTATCAATACCAAATTGCGTTCGTTGCTGATCAAGAAATTAACCTCCTAGCAGCACTAACTGAAATTATGGTGGAGTGTGAGTTCCGTTAAAATAACTCCAATACTAAATAGTAGTGGAGTAGTTTAAAAGTTATGGCTAAAGGTACTATCTACGAACATAGAGAACCATCAGAAACAGAACTTGCCTGGTTAACTGGTATATGGGAAGGTGAAGGATCTTGGACTTACAAAAAGGGAAGAACAAGAACTTTCTCTAACGGAAAAACATATACAGAGAAAGATTATGTTTCTATGAGTATGTCTATGACTGACCAGGACATTATGGAGCGAGTTGCTACTATAATGGATGGTAGAAAAACAATTTACACCGATGGAGGTCCTGCTCACATAGCAGCAGGACAAAAACCAGTTTATTGTATAAGTCTTCAGGGGGAGGCGGCAAAAAGGTGGACTGAATTAATGAAACCTTATCTTGGAAATAGACGCCGAGAAAAGTATGAAATGATTATGGAGAAATTGAATGCCAATTAGTCAAAAACAACTAAAAACCTGTTTGAGGTATCCTGGCGGCAAAAGCAGAGCAGTCGCTAAGATGGGTCCCTATTTTCCAGACCTTCGAAACTATGATGAGTTTCGTGAACCATTTCTTGGTGGTGGAAGTGTTGCGATTTATGTCACAAAGAAGTATCCTGGATTAAATATTTGGGTAAATGATTTATATGAACCTCTTGTAAACTTCTGGCAACAACTCCAGATGTTTGGTACTGATCTTAAAGATAAACTGGTAGATTTAAAGACAGCAAACAATACTCCCGATTTGGCAAGAGAACTTTTTCTTCACTCAAAAGGGCAGATCAACGACCAAAGTTTGCCAAGTATTTATCGTGCTGTGGCTTTCTATATTGTCAATAAGTGCAGTTTTAGTGGTCTCACAGAGA